GGGATTGCTTCCGGGAGGCATCCTTCTGCTTCTGGGAAGCTATCTGTTCGGCTCGGTAGACTATGAGCGATGGTGAGACGCCCAACACCTCTGCAATCATGAAAAACTTGTTGAATCTCGGTGAACTACCGCCCTGTTCGATAAGATCGTACTGGGATCTGCTCAGTCCTACCTTCTCGCGTACCTCCTCCTTTGATACGCCGAGCAGTTCCCTTGTCTCTTTGATGGCCAACCCGATCTTCATCTTCTTCTCCTGCCCCTGTTAGGCATATGTGAGCTGACAACGTCAGCGTCTTCAAACAACTGTTCACAGGCCCTCCGGGAGAATCTCCAAGAGGATCCCAGGACCTTGGCTCCACTAAGCTTTCCCCGCTTAGCCTGATCCAAAAGGAAGGTGGTCGAGAACTTGGTGATCTCGGCTGCTTCCTTCGGAGTGAGCCACTCGTCTTCTGGTGGTGTGCTCTCGACGATTGCCTGAAGCAATTCGTCTGAAGCATTCAGCAACGTTTGTGCTGCAGTGATATAAGCTGTGAGCTTTTCAACATCAATGGTTATCGAACGCACTTGAGGCCCTCTCTTCACGCATCTTTTGAAGCTTTTCTGCTACTGCGTCGGTAACTAGGTCTTGAAGAGTGTATTTATTCCCTGGGATAGACCTGATATTGCATTCATAAGCGGCATCGGCATGTAGTTTGGTGGGAACCCAAGCTACTAAACGCTTCATATTTTCCTTGTTTGAGTATTCCATGCCTCCATAATATACTCATTTGAGAATATGTCAACCAATATTTTTACTTTTTTACATGTTTTTGTTTTCATTTGAGTATTTATATATTAGATTGGTGATAGACGTTAGTCAGGAGGATAATCATGATAGATTTCTGGACTAGGGTCGAAAAGTTTAGTGATGGGAATTGGAGAAAACTTGCCCTTCATACCGGGATTGCTTATACAACATTATATGGATGGAAGGAGAATGACAGGTTACCAAGAGTAGATCACGGGATCAAAATCGCTGACGCTGTTGGACAGTCTGTAAGATATCTTACCTTTGGAACAATAGATCCAGAGGAAGAGCGCGATCCTTTGTTTATTACATGTGAGTCTGATGCGTATCTTTACAAACTTTGCAAGATGCTATCATTGAGTCCCAGAAATCGTCTCAGGTTGATTGAAAACATGCTGAATGAATTCGACCGTGCGGAGAAAGGTAGTGGCGGAGGGGGATCCTTGGGATTTGATAAAAGCCAAAGTATGGCTTAAGGGAAATGTGCTCTACTATAATGGTTGGTGGCCGCGACAAAAGTACTATGATCAATCACTCGTCGAGGTATAGATTCATCTTATAGATTTTCCCATTAATTTCTTTAATCGAGTTCTCTGCAATCCACGAATACTGAAGTTGGTGCTTGTCGAATAAATCGCCAAGAATCTCGTACATTTTTTTTGCCTTTTCATATTCATTGTTAATCTCAAAGAGACTGGCCATTTGCCAAAAAAAGTACAGACTACTCTCCTTTACAAATAATCCCCTGCCTCTTTGAATAACAAACACATCAGAAGTATCAAGAGTGCGTTTAATTCCCTCTGAGAGAAACGCTTCTGCATTCTGATCAGTAAGTCCAGATATTTTCATGTAGTTATACAAAATAGTAACCGTGCGCCGTTGGTCTACATCTCTATAATTTTCCAAATAGTGGAGATATAAAGCTTTGTCATCCTCAAAAAGTGCGAGCTCATACAGGTCTTGTTCTGGGAGCACATCTAAAGCTGAAATTACTGATATACAAATTAAAATCATTATTATAACGCTAACGAATCGTCTCATAACATCCTCCAATCTTAATCATAACACCTTAGTTCAATTTAGCAACCCTAACCGTCAGCCTGCTTAATTGCTTCAAAATCATTTAATGTATAAAGCCGATCTATCATATCTGCTACCGGCCTCAATTGCGCAGCCTTTGCATGAGAGTAGCCTTCCTGGACCGCATTCACACCCTGACTCTTCCATGACAAATATTCGCATATCAGGAAATCCGGCACCCCGGAGACCCGCAGGTTGGTGTTGAGCGAGTGACGAAGGATGTGCGGTGTCAGATTCTCCCAGCACTCCCGGTTCTCCTTGCATATCTCTGCAGCCTTTTCCCTGAAGTTATTGAAATGGAACTCGACCCACTTCTCGTTGATCGGCTTGCCGCTCTCCTGTCGGAAGATCGGACCGAAAGAATTCTCAGCCATCTGCTCCTCGATGATCCGCTGGGTTATAGCTGCCATGGGTATCGTGCGCTTCTTGCCCCACTTCGGAAGGCCAACGTCCCCGCGATAATTCGCCAACGCCCGGTCTATCACAATGTTCCCGTCTTTTATCTGCTCCCTTGTAAGTGCTACTGCTTCCCCGCGTCTCATACCTGTGGTGGCCAGCAACACAAAAAGGCGCCATACAGTCCTCGAGTAAAAGATATCAGGTCTTGCCATGACCGCTGATATCTCCTCTGCAGGAAGACTGTGGCGCCTCTTCTTGTCGTACCTGATGTCAGGCAGCTTATAGGCCGGTGAGCTCGGTATGAGTCCGTCCTCGGCCGCTGTGTTCATGATGCTCTTCAGGAGCTTGTACTCTTTCCGGGAAAGCGATGTGGATCCATGCTTCTTGACGATCAGCGTTGCGATGAATTTCAGATCTGCCCGCGTGATGTCAACCAGAGGAGTGGCCATGTACCGGGTTCGCTTGAGAACCTCGAACAGTTTGTCGGCAACGTGCTCTTGGTTATAAGCATGCCGCTCGCTGTAATGAATGTCAGATATGAGAGCCTGCTGGTACTTGGGGTTAGTATCGACCGACCTATAAAGGGAAAGCTCCTCTCCGAGCGTTACATCCATGTCACACCCGTCGTTAATCTTGTCGATAAAATCTCTGATCACCCGGTTTGCATCGATTTTTCGCTTACATCCGGTTCCCCGCTGCTTTCTGATCCCATCGAGATCGGTAAACATAAAATACCAATAACCATTGTCCCTTTTTTGTGGACTGGGATAGTCTCTCTTTGTAGCCATGCCGGGCTCCTTTTTTCGCCAAGTGTAACATCGGTGTTACATCTTGATGCGATTCGTTGGATTGGCATGCTTAACAGGGGCTTACAAATTGTTTCACCATAACACTTTGTAAGTAAGCGCCCGACGGGAATCGAACCCGCCTCTTCAGCTTGGAAGCCCGATATGCATGCCAGATTTCGCTTTCTGACTATTTTTTGTTAATCCAATGCCTATTTAATAGGGAATAAAAGGACGTGTCAATGGTTCACGATGCAAAGCGTAACACTGCGAGTAACAAAAAATGCCCTCCGAAGAGGGCATCATGTGTTAAGTGTAATCATCGTCAAGGATCCTTGAGTAGGATTCCCCTGATCTTCTCCAGGTATGCCTTCAATGAATCGGCATAATCCTGCCAGTCATACATAAGAAATTCAAACTGCACGCTATTGTGCAGCAGATCCGCATCGGTCATCGGCTCCTCTATAAGGTTGACCGGAACCCTCTCTGGTTCAAAAGCGTCGAGGGTCGGTAGTACATACTGAGGAACTTCAACAACTTTAGTCTGACACCCGCTTAGCACGAGCGCGAGCACGATTAGACTGATCAGCAGCCAATTTCTTGACCTTATCACTCAGTGGGACCTCCTCTGTTTCCGGAATTTCTTCGATAGATTGGATCACCTCCTCCATCGCCTCGTCGTTGCCATTTTGCTTTACCACGAGGTCGTCCTTGATCTTGTCGGCCTGGTGCTGGATGTCAGCGATCACCTGAAGTGCATTGCGCTCACCCTCGGCCTTTTCTGCCCGCTTAGTAGCCTTGGATGCCTTGGCCTTTTCAAACAAGAACCCACCGCCGAAGATGGCGGCAATAGCCAAAAGAATCCATCGGATAATTTCATCCACCGAGTGCCTCCTTGATTTCCTCGTCTGTCATACCCTTGCTCCTCATGAAGAAACGCGCGACTGGCCTTCCTATGCGTTTGAGCACCTCCATACTGAGGTAGTATTGACCGAGGAACACCACCAGAGCGTAGAGCACGATGATCTGGATGGCTCCCGGAAGTTCCAGGGCAGACCACACTACCCACGACAGCACCACAGAGAGCAGTGCAGGGATGGTGATCTGCATCCATGTAGGAAGCGACTTGCGCTTTTTCTTGGCTAGGAGCTTCATCCACTCCATAAAGGCCGATATGGCCACTGCTACTATGAGCAGTGCACCTCCAAGCATCTTGTAATCCATGCTACCCTCCTATAGATGTGGGAGGATTCCGACTGCAGCTCCTATAGCGTCAGCCAGCAGATCCCACCAACAGAAATGATTCCCCTTCTCTTTTGAGTCTAGAAACTCTTTCAAGAAGCCTATTGCCATCGCGATGGTGAGGCCGAGCCACCACGTTATAAATCCAGCACCCAATGCAATGGTCACGCACCATGCATAGTGCATATATTTGTCAGGCGGTATCTTCATGTAACCCTCCATATATTCTTGGTATGTTCAGTGCGCGATATGCGTCAGTAGTCCATCGGCAATGTTTCATGTAACCTTTGAAAGATTCGATGGAAGCGAGGAGCTTCTCCTCTGGTATCAATCCTTTGGAGACGAGCCATGACAATTTTTTGAATCTACGCTTTGCCGCTTTCACGTTTCGCTTACGTGGATCCATATGCCTGCGATGAATACCGTAGCCTGCAAAATCTATACCGGCATCAAATACCTTTGATTTTGTGTACCAGTATTCCGCTATGGCAATGTGTGATTTATCCTCATTGAGTACAAGTCGTAATACATCTTCTGCGTATCTTCGAGCCTCGGCAAACACGCACTGCAGATGCTGATAGTCGGTGGATACAATAATGATGTCATCCATATAGCGAGCATAAAAACGACAACCGCACTGATCACAGATATGATGGTCAATCGCATCGCCCACCAGGTTAGCAAGGAGTTGACTGGTAAGAGATCCGATTGGAAGCCCTGTAGGATAACTGTCGATTACTGTATCAAATAGCCAGATTACAAAATCATCAGAGATTACCCTCCGTACGAGCCTTTTTATTACATCATGGCTGATACTGTGAAAGTATTTATGGAAATCCATCCGCAAATAATATACATCACGACCGACCGGTTGTTGACGTATGTAGTGCTGAACTCTTTTAGATGCTGCCAACATTCCTTTTCCACGCCTGCAAGCGAAATTGCTGTAAATAAATCGGTTGTCAAACAATGGCTCGACTACCCTGCACAGCGCATGATGAACCAGACGATCCTCAATATCAGGTGCGCTGATCTTGCGCATCTTCGGCTCATAGATGATGAATTCCCGGTATGGCTTCGGTTGATACATACGCCAAATGAGCAGGTTCTGCAGATTAATGATTCGCTCCTCGTAGTCAAGTCGATACCATAGTACAGCGTGACGGTACCTCATGCCTTTACTCATTTCATGGAAGGCTGCATCCAAGTTCTCAAAACTGTAAATCTTAGAAGCTAAATTTTTGTAAGTCTTGGGCATTGCACCCTCCGTTTAAAAATATGAACGCTTTGGCGACGTTCCTTACAGTACTAGCCGCCTAGCGAAAAACAATATTTGGTCTTGCCAGGACAAAGATTCCTTTTCCATTGCGTGGACGGTCCCCCTTAAGGAACCGACTTCTTGCATGTATAGAAGAGCAGGACGGAAGCCGAGGTTGTTGTTCGCGTTCGTGCGCTCGTTGTTCGCGTTGCGATAACCGAGGCCCGCATTCGACGTGTTGTTCCAATTGCCCCCAGCGTTGCCAAGCCGCCATCATGTTACAATCCTTGCCCACGGGTGGATAATGACTTGTTCCACCCTCCAAGTATCCTTCCGAGCTCAGCAGTGTAATTAACTGAGATCTCGAACTTTTTCTTATCGATATATTTCAACCGATCAGCTAACCTAATAACCGTTTTAAGCTCATTCAAAGCATAGTCGGCCTCCGCAACTTCTCTGATCTTATATCTCGTATCCCGGATGACCGTGGCACGCGATATATGCGTGCCGACGGATAATACCAAACTCCGGATCTGCATACCCATTGCATAGCGCTCTGCTCTAGGAAGCTGCTTCACTACGTCGTGCACAATGTAATACGCCATATCCTCCCATTTTTGCCCAGCTATCAAAACATCCATAAATCAGGGTCCAGGTTTCAGGCAGTCAGGGCCCGGTAAAAAGCAGGACGGAAGCCGAGGTAGGCGTTCGCGCCCGCGCGCCCGCTGCTCGCGCTGCGATAACCGAGGCCCGCACCCGACGTGTTGCTCCAATCGCCCCCAGCGCTGCCAAGCCGCTCACCGATATTGCGCATGTACTGTGTGCCAAGAACTGCATTGGCGAGGGTCGGCATTAGGCCGAGATAGATGAGTAGATTCGGGACGGTCACACCTTCTTTGGCAGCGAGGGACGCGAAAGAATTCACGCCATAAGCACTTGAATCGGGAGCAACATTCTCGATTGCAGTATTCAACCTAAAGCCCGCGGTCCCAGATGGAGCCGGTACAGAAACGTAATCCCACTTCAAAGTACCTGCAGTACCAGGAGCGACAATCGATCCATCAGGCATGATTGCCTTCCATTCAGTCGAGATCGCGCTCTGGTCCTTAGTATTATCAGCTGCGTTGTTGTTGACGAGGATTTGAAGTTCCCCATCGTTGATACGATATCCCCCATTCCATTCTCTGACATTTCCCCTTAGGTCAGCAGGAGAGAAAGGTGTTCCATCGAGATGCCAGGAGAGTGCCCCACTTCCCGTCTTTGTCCTGGCAATGACTGCCCCGTTTGTGGAATAAACGTAAGATGCGACACCCTTTTCGGTAGCGTCTTGATAACTTTTCCCATAATTATCATTCCCTCTCGGTTGAAATCCTTCTCGAATTGCTAGCAGAGAGAGATAAGCCCACTCAGCCTGAGTCATCAAGTGGTGTCCAGATCCTTTCGCTGTGCATCGAGCAAGGGAATTGTCGAAGCTGATAGTATTCACTGGATCAAGACCGCGAAGTGATACCGCATATCCGGGATCGTTCGAAGAACCACCCTTACCAGCGAGATATTTCCCGATAAGGTACTCCACAAGATTGCCATTCGTGATGAATGAAGGATGAAGCTCGTTTCCCGTGTGGGTAAAATGAGCTCCGCTGTTACTCAAATAGTCCAACCTTGCTTTCTCTGTCGGTCTGTAGACTGTGTAGAGTGAGGGCCTACCATTATCATCGAATATACACTCATTAAGGCCGAGAGAGAGGTCAATGATGCGATTGGACATATCTCGCTGTTTCTTTTCATCACTGATCACCATATTCGTTCCAGCAAGAGCTTCCCGAGTAATCCAATCTTCGACATCAAAGATATTGTCCATCAGTTGTCTGGACGTATACCGCCCGCTCGTATATTTCATAGCATTTCCTCCATCATGGGATCATGTTCTACAATGGGAGGTGGCGGAAACAAATCCGCGTGGTTCTCCCTAAAATCACGTGCCAAGGTCATCGCATATGCATTTGCCTGATCCTCCGTTCCCCGGACCTCATTCTGAGCAAGCGCATCAACTCCCTCGTCGTTAAAATCAACAGTTACAATCCATTTGTTAGTCTCATCTGCGACCGGATCTACGATATACTTCATGATTCTATTACCTCCACTCTTACCTCTGCTCCTGTGGCAACAGCCCATATAGGGACTGCTGTCGATGTATCGAATTCGATTGTCAGCTCTTCCAAGGGTTCGACTATAAGACCGACCTTTTCAGTTACCGCTGATTCCTGGCCGATGCGAATAGTTCGAACCGGGTCGAGATTGCGAACGACCATCCGGTTCCTACTAGCCAATGGCGATGCTGGCAATGCAGCTTTTGTGCTTGTAACAGTCTGTGTAGTCACAACCGGAGCGATCTTCATCTGTACAACACGAACCACGCGGTCGTGTTGTACCGGCTTGTCAACCACACTCTGCATCTGCACCCCGCTAGGGAACAAAATATCAATATCCATTAGATTACCTCCGTAAATCTGATTCCCGCGTGGCCGTCTTCAATAATCAATGATGTCTTATAGACAGTTCCATCAATGGTTACCTGATGGTTATCGCGTTCTGTGGTTTCCATCGCATCAAGGCGATTTTTCAATACTGTATAAAGCCCCGATACTGCCGAGACTCTAGCATCGACTACCTCTGAGCTGCTGGTTCCACTTGATGCGATAATATTGTCGATTCTTACATCGAGAGCATCGAGGGAGTCCTTTACCAGCTTTTCGGAAGCATAGTGACTGTCGTCTGGAGTTGCTTGGAAAGTGGAGACCTTGTTGGCGACGAACTCACGAAGCAATATCGCTTCGTGAAGAATCTTTCCTTGTCGAGCGTCGAGCACATTGCCAGACTCAGTGATGTCGAGCGAATTCTTTACATCATCCAAATGGTTCACACACTCTGCCATGAGTCCGGGAAGATAGAACCGCTCCTGCACCCCGCCCTCTACCTGTACAAGGATCCACTCGGACCCCAACCAAGAAACATGTATCGGTCTCTGAATTATCGATTGTTTTTCACTCATTTCAGCCTCCAAAAGCCCCACGGACTATATAGACGATTGCAGCGCCAAATCCGGTGATGATCAACCATTTCACAATCCCGTAGACACCGGTTCGCCACTTCGTCTCCACAGCTTTATCAATCTGGGCGGGAAGGTTTCCCTTGAGATCCTCAAGTTTTTTATCCAGGCCATCAATCTTCTTATTCAGCTGATCGAGGCTCGCTTTGACTTGGTCTAACATCATGGTGAAACGTTCCTCCAGTCGTTCTATGTCCTTCTCATTCTTGATGCCCTGTGAGCAACTTTCCATACAAACCTCCTCTACACTATCTTGATGGTAGCGCCGTCACGCCATAAAGCCCCTGCTGGCAAACCGTCACTTTCTGTCGGTAGGTTCTTTAACACGAGCGAGTACTTCCCAAGATTGTTGATTGTGATCAACCCGTTCTCTGCCCTAAAATATTCATTGCCCCAACGATCGAGTCCAGAAACTCCATACATCTCACCTTGATCAAAAGTCCATTTATCACCGACCTCGTGGCCACTGTTATTAGTGAAATCAATGATGATTCCATAACCGGTCAGTTCTACTTGTTTGACTGAATATTCAATACTCCACGCGCTCCATGTTGAGAGTTCATCCATTTTAGAACGCCATTTCCAACCATCGTGGTAAATAGTAAATTCCCTAGCTACTATCAGACAGGCCTCAATGGTAGATCCGGCATCTTCGAAATAAATTGAAGAAGAGGAGACAGGGTATGCGTTATACTTTCCGCTAGGAGAATTATCCCTTGTCCAGTAGTCCTGTTCTGTTCCACCTGGTATTTGATAATCACGCAGATTCTTCACTGCCGGGTGGATCGCAGAGAAGTCGTCCCGGGTAGGTATGGTCCAGTTGGTGTAACCGCCCCAACCTCCAGCAAGATTTGTTAATACTACGTATAGGGATTGCTCCGAATACGTATCCTGGTAAAAGTCTCTGACAGGTAAAAATTCTTTATAAATATCCCCATCATCTCCGACCACCTTACTAAAGATTATCCCGCCACCTGGGCCTGTATCACCAAGGCTGTAGGAAACTGTTTTCTTGGAGGTTATCTCTACCTCAAACATCCCCTTCACATAATCATCATCAACGATAAGCAGGTCGTCGTGTCCCGTACCAAAAAATGACACCTCCCCCACTCCAGACTCATCCCTGAATGCCATACGCGCCGTATCTGCAGTGTTTTCACCAGCCCTGACCGTTCCACGATATATACCATCTGTGGACTCGAGCGTTCCATCGGCATGGATAATAGCCTTACCGTTCTCGGATGATATCTGTCCTGTTGATGGGTCATACCAGAAGTGAGGTCCAAAGAATATCCTTCCTGTAGAGATTTCCACAGCGAACAGTAACTTGTCATCCTTGTAGACATCGAATACAGGAACCTTTGGGGACCCCTGTTGTGAATAGTCGTCATCCTGGGCACGAAACCTAAAACCAGAACCAGCGAGTCCTGTACCTTGTCCAGCTTGAAGATTCCTCGCCATCACAATATCCGCAATGACAGCTGCAGCATAAATGAATATCCCAGACTCTCTTGCCATTTGATACGCATCTTTTGATGTGGTCCCAAGACTGGCTGAATCAGTCGTGCTCTCCCAGGAATCGCCGTCCCATCTAAGCACGTGCCCGAACAACGGATCCGTGTCGATCCATTCCTCTGATTCATCCTTGGGGACGTACAGGATAAGATCTCCGACTATCAGAGGCTCGCCGGTCGGTGTGGTGGTGGGGAGTGTCTGGCTGTAATGGTAGCTGAAATATGCCGCCTTCGGCTCTCCGTCGTACACAACAGCGATCGTGACTGTGGATGTATAGGTGACCCCCAAGTAAGTAAGGGAAACGGATACCGTGAATGACTCGGCTGTAATCGATGTGACGTCCAGTGTTTTGGTAACCGCATCGACATCGATGAGGGTAGCATTGGGACTGGTCCAGACGATTCCAGCAGAAGGCAAGTTCTGCAGCTGTGCCCTCAGCGTGATATTTCCGCTTCTGAGAACACCACGACCGGTCTTTTCTATGGTATAGCTTGAGGCCTCGAGGCGAATCCCCCGGGCAGGTTCTCCGGTGAGTCTGGTAACTCTCCAGACGATCGGCCACGACTGCTCCGGAGGTGCGTAGGATCCAATGCGCATGTATACGAATTGTCCGGCCCCAGGGGTCGGAACCGTACTTGTCCATCCATCTTCACCAAGAACCCAGTCGTCTTCTCCGATCGTATGGTCGTCTTCGCCTATCTCATAGGATTGATCTGTGGGACCGTCAGGACCTCCGAGGCTGTACTGCACGACTGTCACGGTACCCGGGACACCAGGAGGGCCGACAACAGGGACTGATGGGGTTGTGGGAGTCTCTATGACCTTCGGATTATACTCCGGTATGTAATCTGCAACCTCGTCCACTATGACATCGGTGCGCATGGTGGCAAGAGTGGCACCTGCTGGTTTGTGGCTATAGGTCATAAGCCTGCAGGCTACCGACTCACCATCGTCGGTGATCACCGTGCAGCCCATACCCCTTTGGATATGGGGAAGGAATATCGTGGAGAAAGAGAAGCGCCTTGGACGGACCTTCCCTTCATCTACAGCCCTCTTGAGAGTCTTGGCCATCTGTACTGCGCTGGTGGCGTACTTGCCATCGATCGTTTTTTCGACCAGATCTACATCATCAGAGACAGATCCGTCCCGCTCGATTACCTTCTGGGTCTTTGAGTGGTAAAACGGCTCTCCACGGATTACCATCTTCCGGATAATCACGTCGGTAGGACCTGTGTTCTTCAGGATGATCTGGCTTGCTCCCGGTTCCTGCTCGGTATCGCTAGTTGATCCGTTGAAGCTTTCTATCGAGAGATGGCCTCCCGTGTAGTAGATGTCGTTCCCTCGGTGTCTTCCGATGGAGGGAAATTGCACGTTCACTGCATAGGGATACTCTTCGCTCGTTTCCGGATCCTGATATTTAAGTGAAGCCACGCCTTCTGTTGGCCAGGACTCACCCTCTTTGACAAGGATGTAGCATTCGGAAGCTTCTGCATTCCAATTTTCGGTGTTCCGGTAGACCTCGCGGAGCGTTCTGTGCTCGTAGACCTCTACCTCACTCTCAGCCTTGTTGCAGAGGATGTCTCGCCGTACCGTCCGGATCTTCCCGATGACACGGGAGCTTAAAGACGTCTCCAACGTGTCAGGATGAGCGATAAAGGTCCACTCAGATGTTGGCTCGGTCCATGAGAAATCGTGGGGAGATCGGAAGCGCAGCCTTCGAAGGTTATCAAAGTACATGTCGGCGGCAAATGCATCCCTCAGGCTCTGCAGCTCCCGCCAGATCGTATCATCACCGATCACCACCACATCTTTTTCTTCCAGTATGGAAGAGGTATCAAAAGTGTCGACTCCCATCAGGGAGCCAAGATAATGCACCAAAGAAGATGAAGGATTACCAGGATCGCATACCTTGAAGCCCGTCAAAACTGATTTTGGAGGTTTGCGCTTCATCCCTTTGGTCTTGGTACGGTCCACCAGCTCCATGGAGACATAATCGTCAGTAATCCGTCCTTTTGTGCGACTCATACCGTCTGTAGCTACATATCCCCCAAACATCTGGATCCACTGGCTGCCATCATGCGAAAAATCGACATAAGCCGCGCAATCCCCAAACAAACCCTCCTGGTATGCACCATAGTTCTTGAAAGAGACGCTCCACTTCTGATAATCGCTGGATGCGTCGCAGGTAGGAGGTGAATCTGGTGTAAATGTGAGCTCCTCACCATCGTAGGTAATACGGATCCTGAGGTACCGTGCTTCACGGTCCTTCAGTGCTGCGAGCATGGGTTCTGGGAGTGTGATCGAATACTGCATGTTACCCCCGGACGAACGACAAGCGACCGCCAGATCCCAGATATGCCTCTACCGCCTCACCGAAGAAGCGACCGAGCTCGGCCATGCCACCGTCACCGATGACATTCCCTTGCACCACCTGATGGACTTCAATGTTGTAGGACTGCACCGAAGTGGAGGATCCCGATACTCCGGATCCCGAACCACCACCAATATATGAACTGCCCGCGGCAGTTAGGTCACCAGTGGATATCGCTGTAAGTTTACCGTCATCGAGCCCGGGGACGTTCACCTTGTTAAGGTTTACCCCGGCCCACCCGAGCGCCCAGTTGATCGCTGAAATGATTCCATTGACTATTGTAGCGATACCGATACCGATCGCATTAAAGACTGTGATGAATCCATTACCGACCGGAACCAGAATCTTATTGTACAGCCAGATAAATACTTCCCCCAGGTACCCAATGATAGGAGAAAGCCACTGGATTACAGGAGTAAGAATCTTGCCAATGGTCTGGCCAAGAATCTTCAGGATCCCAACGAGAGGAGATAGGACGCTATCAATCACAGGGCCAAGAACTTCCATCATGCCCGCAAATATCGTGGTCAATGGATTGAGGATCGCCTGGACAGATCCAAGGCTGGTTATTGCACCGCCAAGACCACCAATAAAGGAACTGATAGTTGATCCAAAACTAGAAATCAGGGAGCCGAGCTCGGATCCATTGAACGATGTAACAACGGAATCCCAGAGTGCAGTGAAGCCAGTCGCCTTTTCTGGGGGTGGGTCTTTAGGAGGTTTCTTCCCGCCTTTTATTCCTGCTATTTCTACCTCTGGATCAACAACCGGATCAGCGCTCATTGCTTTAAGCCATACTTGATAAACTTCACCAATTCTGTCTACCCATGATTTTGCTGAAAATCCAAGGTAGAATCCCTCGGCAAGAAAAGATCCCATTTCCCTTCCTTCTTCAGAAGGTGAATTTTCGTCAAGAACTTCTCTTCCAATGTTAAGAACGTTTCTCCACCAATCAGTAACCCTAGTCCAGAAAGATGGTTTCTCTAAACCGAGTACAAAACCTTCGCCGAAATCATTGGCCATAGTCTCTGCTTCTGATCTTACATTAAAACCAAACCATCCTTTTACTGTATCAATGACTTTAGTGCCATAGGTATTCCACAGGTCAACAAACGCTCCTACGATATCAAAGGCAGAAATAACTCGCCATATAGAATCCGTGAAAGCTTTCCCAATATCATTCCCCTTGGAATTCCACCAATCTATTACGGCCGACGATGTTATGTCCCAGAGCGTTACAAACGCTCCTACAATATCAAATAATTTCATAGCATTGGAAATCCCAGTAATTATAGCTATGCCAATATCTCGTCCAATATCATTCCACCACTGCTCTAATCCTGTCATGTCCCATACGGTAGACATAAACGTTTTGAACGCATCTGCTGCCTCCTGTGGGTCCGGAAGCTTATCGACGAGTTTTGGGATATCAAGATTAAAAACAATTGATGCGGCCCAGACTCCAGCTTGAGGGGATTTTGTAAGACCACCAGCCATAAGTCCGCCGAGTATTGCAGCAGAGAGGTTACCTTTAAATTCATCCCAATTTCCAGAGCCGCTGGCTTCTATCAGCCCAATTGCTACACTGGCACCAGCAACAACTCCGGCGACACCTATTCCAGCAACACCAGTAAGGAACTTCGAGTTTTTAAAGGCTAGTTGAGTCGATGCCCATAGCGTAGACACGGCAGCTTCAGCAAGTTTAATTGAGGCGAGGACAATAATTCCAGTTTTGAAAATATCAACTCCAACATCAAAAGCTTCAGACCAGTCTCCAGTTTGAAACCCTTTCTTTATCGCCTCATATGCTCGCCCGCCGAGCTCCATTAAAAATTTGATTGTTGGTGTATTCTTTAAGACTCCCCAAAGTCCAACAAGAGATTTTTTAATTTCATCTGCTGTAATCAAGATTACATCACCAATAAATGAAAATGTTGCACCTACTTTCGGCAACATATTTATAGCCCAAGAAGCCCACCTGACGGTTGTTTCTATGAAATTATTGAACCCTTCAGATTCCATGAATGCGTTAAGCTTGCTAATGGCGGAATCGAGAACAGAAGAGGTGAATGGCCTCATAGCTTCACCAATTTTGATCATGGTAAGGCTCAGTGTATCCTTAAGGGTCGACCACTTTCCGTTTACTGAATCAGCCTGCTTTTCCAGCATGCCTGAAAACTTCCCACCCTCTCCGGTGAGATCTCGCAATGCATCCTGAACATCGATAAACCCAATCTTACCGGCAGAAACTAGCTTGAATACTTCTTCTGTCGATTTCCCAAGGTTTTTCCCCAGTTGATCCAGCAATGGCACACCGGCCTCGGTAAACCGGTTGATTTCCTCCATCGACGCCTTACCCTTGGACCGGAGCTTTCCATATGCCTGGACAAGCCTATCCATCTTCTCGGAATTACCCATGGAAAGATCACCCATCATCCGCATTTCATCGAGGGCATCTTCGGCTGCCGTACCGAACGCCATCAGGTTGATAGCTCCGTCAGCTATCGATTCGAAAGACAGTGGTGTGGAAGCGGCAAACTTCTGCAGGTCGCCGAGTATCAACTTGGCCTTACCTGCATCGCCAATAAGCGTCTCAAATTGAATACTAGTCTGTTGCCAAGCCGCATCCTTCTTCATGGAGGCAAATAGACCAGTCAGAGAAGCCCCAAACCCCGCAATTGCGGAGCCGACACCAAATTTCACGATCGATGACATGGTATTACCGAGTCTTTCTCCCACAGTGTTCGCAGAAGCAAGATCTTTAGTAACATCCTTGATGGCTTTTGAGGCGAGATTCTTTCCGTTAATTACGATATTTACTCTGGGAGCCAATCTTTTCCTCCAGATCTTGGTTTTTCAACTCGGTCCATTGCGCCCGGACCACATCTATGACCCGCATGTCGACTGCTGGCTGTTCGGCGAGACCTCCTGAATATCGAAGGATCCTGTAAGAACCCTTGTCATCCATCATCCTGGTTGTCTCGCGGACCCAGGGTCCCCACTCCTCGAGGAGGTCTGAGGGGACCCTTCCATCAGGAAGCGGATCCCCTACTTCAAATTCTGCCCCTCGGTAGACCCATCTGGTGACGTCTCGGATGTCGTTGACGTCGGTTGTGCTAAAGGGCTGTTATACCTCTGGGCAGCTCCCCCGATCTCAGTAGCGATATCTGGATATTTCATCAGATCATCGACCAGCGCCTTGTCTACCACAGTTGAACTTTCTTCTTCGCAGAAATTGTGTTCGGCGATACCGTACAAGATATGCAGCCTGAGAACCTCGCTTGATGGAGCAAATTTCGCATCCATCAATGCAGAAATATCCTCATCGGACAACACATCGATTGCGGTTGTCTCCTCATTGTTCTCTGAGGCCAGCTTGATTTTGTTGGTAGCTTTCGCCAACGTCCCACGGTTCACACCAGTGAGAGCCCTTAATTGAGCTGACTGGATCTCATCATTCTGTTCAACTGTGAACTTTTGTGGCTTGACCCAAAAACCTTCAGCAGTTTTTAGGTCAACCTTTTCTCCAACTCGTGACAAGCTAAGCTTGCTTTTCCAATCCTTCATCAATTACTCCTTATGTTGCATCAGTCGAGAGCATGTGGATCTTGAAGAAATCGTCGTACCCCTCGATATCGATAGCCGTGAAGCTGAATGACTGGTCAATCGCCTGATCTCCTGCACTCTTAGACTCCTCGGTGTACTGAATAGTCGGCAGGTCGATGATCGCCAAGGATCTTACCCCTTCGACAAGCTGACGCCCCGAATAGATCAGCAGGAGACTGGAAACCAAATTGGAGAGATTCTTGGCTCTCTCATCTTCAGAGTTGATGGTTTCTGTCTTGTCTGTCGCCGTAAGCGTCATGCTGCCTGTAACACCGAACTCACCACGCACATGCTTGGATTTTGAAAGGCTGCCCTGGCAATATCCTTCGTCTGCAGCATGGTTGTTGGCAATCGATACCGATACGTTCTTGGTGTAGCAGTATTTTTTGCCAGAGATGTACGTCTCACCTTCGGAGAACTTAAGACTATCGAGATCAGCCTCGGTAAGCGCCACGGTAGATGCTGTCTGTCCATTCAAAACCTTGGTAAGGATCAGCGACCAGGTGGCCTTTACCTTTGCTTTCAGGTCCCCGCTGAAAGTAGCGGTATCGACGACTGCACCGGATCCCAGCTGATTGTCGCCTACTCCGTCCATCTGGATGCTGAAAGTCGGATTCTCGGTATTCGTGAAGTTCGGCCGGAACACATCGAGATACACTCCGCTGTCAGCAGAAGTGAAATGGACAACTGCCTGATGGTTTTTTGCCTGGGTAGCAACGATGTCAACGGGAGTCTCCGCAGTGGTAGTTGAACCACCATAAATGACCTTCGCTTCATAATCGGTGAACTCATTGATTGCAGTAACGAGAGTCCCGAGAGTTTTACCGGTAAGATCCAATACACCAGCTGTACCGAATCCAGCATCCTCAGACTCTTCCCCAAGATCACCAACATATGCCGTGAGAGTTTTTCCGGATCCAGATGCAACTAGTTTACATGAGGCAGCGTCGCCCTTGTAAGTAATGAAAATACCGCAACCCACCTGCACCTTGGCCACTCGATGACCGAGAAGACTGTGGAGCAACATGCCGATCGATTTGTTCGCAGCGAGGTTCGTGGCAAGCTCGCTTGTGTAGTCGATGGCATCGACGTCAAACCCTCGTGTAGTGTTTCTCCCGGTTATGATCTCCTTTGGGTTCTTGGTTGGCGTCTCCAGCAAGTAGCTGAAGTCTGTCAGAGCGACCCTGCTGGTCCTCGGGACCGCAGTTCCGAGGGTTTCTTCCATCCCTCCGATAGTGGCTTTTGTAAAAGATTTCTTTGGTGTACCCATTACGGTCCCCTCCTTATCTACTGGCCGGTCGAGTAGAACACTCGAACACAATCGTGGCCATTTTCTCCATGGTCGTGGCATTCGTCCAATACTCGGTCGTGCCGCGCCTTATATCGAACAACAAATCGGTCTCGGTATGATCCGAAAACAGCGACTTGATGCAGTCCCCATAATTCAACATCCATTTCTCGGCAACATGTTCGTCCCTGGTGAGGACAAACACGGCAACCTCGATGGTGAGAGTGTCCGCTACCATGCACTGTCCAGCGTCTTCCGGCTCAGCCTGTGAAGGATAGACATTGATGTATGGCTTTTCCTTCATTGAGTCACTGTAGTCTTGGCTCACATACACCTCGGTAATGGATGGCAGACCATCGAACAGTGCAACGTAATCGGCGATGTACTGTTTAATGAGAGCTTTTATTTCTTCCAGAGCCTCGTAGGTGTCGAACTTAATATCCAAGATTACGCTCCTTCAATTCCTTCACGATCTGCTTCATGGCTGCCTGATCTACATATCCACGCTGATACGCCTCATCCATCGCAGGGAAGAACCATGGCTTGGGATCGATTCTGATCACACCCTTATAAAAAACAGTCTTTCCATTGATCTCAAACTTCAGTGCCTGGCCTTTCATTGGTTGTATCAGAGCCCCGTTGTGCTCATAGATGCTCGAAAGATTGCCTCCATAGAGGTTTGCCCTTGCACTCTTCTTGTACTGCTTGTACCAAATCGACTTGTTGTAATCTCCGGTGATCTTTGGAAATGTCCTTTTGTTCACATCCCTTGCATGTCTTTTGAGCCTCAGTGCTGCAGCACCGACCACACGAGATACGACCATTGGATCAGCTGAAAAAGCATCAAGAAGGTGGGAAACCTCATCGTTGAATTGCAGCGACTTCTTTGTTCTTTTCCCGATGTCGATGCCATAAGTACCGATCATACGAAGCCCATCCTTAGCTCAGCGAATGTTCCATAGACATCTGGAGATAATCGCTGTTCATAAGAAACATTCACCCCATTGGGCATGGTCTTGGACTGAACTCCATAGCTGTTGTCATTCGAACGGTTCCATGCAGTGACAATCCCCTCCAAGCATGCCTTCTGGATCTCTGATGGCATGGTCTCAATCGTCCACCCCGCCGTGTAGATCACTTGGATGTTGTAAACCCCTTCCGGCCAGCGATAGTTATACCTGGTGATGATCCCGGCCTTGCTGTCGACGTGGTACTCTGTCGGATCCAACGGATCCACAAGAAATGTGTGGCCAGAATCAATGGTCACGGATGAAACTTCAGTCACAGGGACTACAGGTAGATACAACCGTGGAGATCCGTTGCCACAAACCACCAAGGTCCTCTCCATATTCACGAGTTCACGCTGTGCTATCGTCTCCGCCTTGCCCGATATCCAGTTGATGAGGTTCACCACAGCGTCTTTCTGCTGCTCGGTGAACTTTCCATAATCCCGGACAAACTCCCAGGATACCAGGGCATTGCTCTTCAGATCCATGACCACCTCAATGGTGGGGCCGAAGCCCCACCGTCAATGCGAATTCCTACGCCGTAGGAGCCAGTTGCGGATTTCCGAGGATCACCCACGCACCGAGAAGCACATCTGCATCCAGTGTGCCGGTGACATCGAATGACAAGCGTGCATAACGCTTGTATCCCTTGTACTGGATCAAGCGATACTCATTGGCTGCGATCGTGGCGGCTACAGCGGTAAGATCACCGTCATAGTGCGCGGCATCGACCGCAGTATAAGTCTCGGCATCGTCACTCTCTTCGAGCACGGGAGCCACTTTCTTGGTGGCCGCATACGCTCCGGCACCGATCACCGCGCCAAACACACAAGAGCCAAAGCCCTTGAGGTCGATGTCCTCTCCCTCGATGTCAGCAGCCGCAACCGCAGGAGCAGCAGCTTCCAGGAATTTGATTTTCGATTTCAGATCTTTCATGATCTCACTCCCTCCCTATGGGATTAGGGCCATCTACGCGATGGCCTTGATTGCGACGATGGCCTTGAAGTTCTTGATACCAGCGCCAGTGCGCTTCTCTGTATAGAACTTAACGAAGCCCTTATGGGTAATGGAATCACGGGTAAGGGTCATACCCTTACGATCGCGAATTGCGTACCCCTTCTTGAAATCTCCGATCAGAGCGAACGGAAGACTGGCAGCGTTGTTGATATCCGGCATGTAGTCGTTGATCTCCACCGGAATGCCAAGGAACCTTGCCGGTTGTCCCTCTTTGATTCCCTCGGTCCAGAGAGGACGCCCTGTGGTGTCTGCCAATTTCTCGAGCTCTGCAGCGGTATTTGAGTTGATCAAAAGACGTGCATTTGTGCGATAACGCACATGCAGGAGCTTCTTGGCATCGATAAACACGTTCTGCTTGGATGCATCCGCCAGCGCAGCAGCCTTTCCGGTCTTGACGTAGCCCATCTTGCCCCATTCGAGATCAGCCTGCTTTGCACAAAGCTTCTCTGTGTAAGACAAGAGTCCTCGAGGCATCTTTACGCCGGTTCCAGTGATGAAGTCACTCTCATCTTGGGTTCCAAGAGCTTCTGCAATTGCTGCCATGATCTCAGCCGCCAGATCCTCATCAGCATCTTCGAGTGCCTCGTTGGTGATTTCCGGCTGAGCATACTGGGTATGGATGGGAATCTCAACCTGAGCATACTCGGGTCCGTCTGTGGTGGATCGTTCCTCGGCCTCACCCACGTGGCCTGCCGCAGCTCCGCTGACACGTACGTTAAGCACGACGGAATTCCGGTTGGTATTCCGAACGTCTGCAATTGCACGCATAGATCCTTCAGTGGCTGCCAAGTGCAGGATACCTGCTTCGATTTCCGGAGTAATGAGGAATCCACCATCCTTGTTGGAGTCGGTCCGCAAAACATCCTTATAATCTCCACGAGCCATTGCCGCAAAATTCGCGATTGCCTTGGCCTTTGCGCTGTCGTCCTTATTCAGGCCAGCAACACCCTGCCGTTCCACTTTCGCGATGAGATTATCCATCTCATCCTTCTGGGAATCAACGAGAGCCTTGAGCTCGTCATATTTCCCACCCTTGTCCTCCAAGTCCTTGATCCGGGCCTGATAGCCTGAAATCTGATCCTTGAGTTCGTTAAGCTTCTTCAATAATTCTTCCATTAGTTTGCCTCCAAACTGTTTTGCATGTGTTTGACGATATCCATAGCCGCTGAATAATCCTGCTCCTCCTCCCGAGGAGTTGGTTCTCCATCCTCCCGATGGACAAAACCCTTCGCTAGGATCGCTTTCGCCCGGACAGCTGAGAATCCCACATCCCGTAGGGCATCCTCGGCAGTTCGGATCGTTGGCTCAGTATCATCTTCCACAATATCCTCAGGGACATTGTGGTATTTGCTTGCGTAAGTCTTTTTAATCGATGCGGCAGCCTGTTTCTCTGATAATTCGGTAGCGAATCCATTCTCTACCGCCTCATCGGCATTGAACCAAGTCTCCGCATCCAACCATTCGGTTATCTGCTCCTCGGTTTGCCCGGTGACATCGGAGTACATCTGGACCAGTTGACCGCCGATCTTATCCAATACTTCGGCCATTTCACGCATTTCTTTAGCGTTGCCGCATGCACATCCCCACGGATTGTGGATCATAACCATAGATCCCTGGTACATGATCCGTTTCTCGGCAGCGAGCATGATCACGCTGGCAATAGAGGCGGCTAGGCCCATGACATGGACGGTAAGTTTTCCTTTGATCTGCAGAAGGGAGTTATAGATAGTCATCCCCTCGAACACATCTCCACCAGGGGAGTTTATGTACAAATTTATGCTTTTCTTGTCCTTAAGTAGGGCAAGCTCGCGGGTCAGGGCACTAGCTTCGACACCGTAAGCACCAATGTAATCGTAGATGTACACATCTGCAGAGTCGCCATTCGCTTGGATTTTGTACCATTTCTTAGGCATTCTTTTGCCCTCCTTCTTCTTCCTCACCGACAGCTTTATGGTTCAAAGGCTGCAGGTATTCATCCCCACCTTCGTATGGATCCATGTTTTCCCTTTGACGGATCTCATTCGCACTAAGGAAACCGGATTCTCTTCCGGTACGGTATGCTTGATATCTCGAAAGGATATCGCCTCTCTCAAGGCTATCCATAAGGAACTCGACGTATAGATGCTTGTCGTTGAGACATTGCTGGGTCAAAGCAGTTTCTACACGCTTGCACCAAGGAGCCATGGTAAAACGAGCAAATTGTATTCCCAAATGCTCGATGTTGCTGAAAGTCGCCTTGTCGTAGTTTCCGATCATATAGACCGGAACCCGGAACAAACCAGCAATCTGGGAATCGGAATACTTGTTGCTGTCGAGAAATTGGCTGTCCTCGTTGGTTAGTGATAATCTCTCGACCTTCTTCCCGTCATCGACGATCGCCACCTTGTTCGACCGCTCTACTCCTCCATAGGTGTCGTCCCACATCTTCTTGAAACGTAGGTATGAATCCTCGTCCTTAAATTTGTTCGGACTTGTGATCACCAGGTTGGGAGTTGCGTTGTTCTTGAAGAACGTTGCCCCATACTTACTGATCGCCTGGTTCTTCCCAAACGTATCCGCCTGTGCCTTGATGATCGACCGCCCGTTGTGCATCTGGATATACAGGACTTCATCCCGAGTATATTCCTTTCCCTTTATCTTGAAACGCAGCTCGTAATCATCCGAGGTGATCACTTCTACCTGGTCGGGATCCTCGATGGGCACAAACTCGGCTACCTCGCCTCGAACCTTGACCTTCATGGCGAAGAACCGACCACGGAGGGCAAGATGCCAAACCAGCATTTCATAAAAATCAAAGGCCGTTCCGGTCTGAAAAGGGTTCTTGAGCGCCTTGGCGAACAGATGGTCCTTCACGACC